CTTTTTTATTATATGTTAACTTTTTCATTATTGAGAAACATAACTAATATTTTCTTCTTTCCTAATCCTCACAACGTTGTCAGCCCAATTCGTGACCAGTGGATTATGAGTAATAACAAATATCTTCTCAAAGTATTCTTTAATCTTTGTGAAGAACTCTGATACCATCTCCAAGTTGTCGTTGGATATCTTTCCAAACACCTCATCAAATACAACTACGTTAGCTCTTGGTAATGAACAAATTTTACTTAACACTGCTCTCAACGCTAGTGATGCAATTGTTCTTTCATATCCGGAACCGGAAGACATCGGTTTCTCAACCTGAGTGTTGTTATCAATCATTAAGAAATCAACCTCATTCTTATCGTTAATTCTAACTTCTAATCTGAAGTGACAACTATCTTCCAATAACCTTTGAAGTTCACTATTAATAAGTGGCATCATCGTCTTCATTATAAGTTTGGTCACCCCATTCTTACCGAAGATTTCCAAATAGATTTTGTAGATTCTTTCTCTCTCAGCTTCCTCGGCAATCTTTCTAATAGTTTCCAAGTTGGTTGTTATCTTAGTATTAAGATTGGTTATTTGGAATGTGTTATCCGAAATACTTTTCTCAATAGTTTTCTTCTCACCTTCAAGTTCATCCAATCTCAATTTAGCTTTAATCAACAATCCATCGGTCTTATTATTCTCGGCAATTTTATCCTGAACCTCAGAATATCTATCCAACTTAGTTTTCAACGCGTCAATCTTTAATTGGAAACTCTCAATACTCAATTCGTATTTCTCTCTGATAAGTTTGTTTTTCTCATACTCGTCAAATTCTTTTTTAAGATTAACAAAACCTAACTCTTTGCTGGTTAAATCCTGCATTAACCCCTCTAATTGACCTTTATGCGTGATAAAACCGGCAAGCTCACCTATTTTTGCATTAGTAATCGCAGCATTCATAAGTTCAATACCACAATGTTCACATTTGATTCCCCCATCTACGGAACTTTTCAACTCCTCAATACTTTTAATCTTGGCGTTGTTCTCCGCTTGTTGAGTCATTAAATCTTTAATCTCCTGTTTAACCTTGTCGTGTTGGTCTTCGTGGTAAAACTCAGATGGTTCAACAACCTTAACACCATCTCTATCTGAAATAGATTTAGATTTATTAAAACCTAATGTGTTTATATCCTCCTGAACTTTGTCCGGAGAAACCATCAACAAGTCATTATCAATATTGTGTTTGGATTTCAACAACCCATCACGATATTCCTGTCCTTTTGTAATTCTACCTTTGACATCTTCCAACTGAGTGTCTAATGTTTGATTAGTTTCAGTTAAGGTATCAATTGTTTCCTTACTAGTTTGGTTATCCGTTTTAAGTTGTTCTGAACTATAAATGTTTGATAACATCCCTTTGGAGAAGTCACTATAGATTTCTTTGGCAGCCTCTTCCTTACGTTTAAGGAAATCTAACCCCATAAATCTTGAAAGAACTTGACCCCTTGCCGTAGGTTTAGAGTCAATTAGTTCTTCCAAGTTGGTGGCTGTTGTTAGGATTGTCATTAAGAAATCCTCTTTGGTACCAATAGACGTTTTGATAAACGCTTCGGTCTCTCTTCGTTGTTCTCCGGTGAAGTTCTGTAAACTACCATCAGATAATCTCTTATAGAAGTCCAACTCGGTTTTAACATTCCATTCATTTTTCTTAGACAACTTTCTCTCAATATTTCTCAGTAAGATATACTCCTCACCATCAATCGTAATTTCACCTTTCACGGCAACTTTATTTCTCTCGGTAAATTTGTTGAATATCTCCTCAGCTTTTGATGTCTTGGTTGTTTCATTAAAGAATAAGAACATAAGTAAATCCACAGTAAGAACCGTTTTTCCTCCAAAGTTAGGTGGGTTTGATTCCACAACCGTAATCCCATCACACTTTTCAAAATCTATCTTCTGATTCTCACCATACGATAGGAAGTTTGAGAACTCAATGTTCTTGATGTACCATCTCTTGAATGGTGCCGCATCTGTTTGGTCCAATAACAATTTATTATCCACCACACTATTAAGTTGGTAGATGTCATCGTAATGTTCCATATTCCCTTTTGACTCCAAGAATGAACGAACCAATTCCAATTGGTAATTCTCATCCAAGATGTTAAAGGAGATGTCTACGGTATGTGTGGTGTCCTGAGCAACCTTTGTCTTTGTGATTACATTGACGTTGGTTGTATCATACTTCTTTTGGAAGTAATGACGAACACTCTTAATTTTTTCTTGTGTAAAATTCTCGGCATAATCCTCCCATACAACCTGTAAGTAAGGATTATCCAAGTTTACAATATTTATGTCTTCCATTATTGTATAATTAAATTGTGGTGGGGGATTAAATAAATCCATTATTTATTACTCTACGTCTTCCGTTAATACTTCTCCGTAATCTCTCGCTTCTTTAGAATTCAATACTGTTTCTAAATTCCACCCATCATAAGCATAAAGTTTTTCACATCCTTCATCCATCCAATAAAATTCATACATCCAATTTTCCCAATTGGTTTTGACTAACTTAATAAAGTTCTCATCATTACCTCTATCTTTATATCTTTGAATGAATTCTTCTTTTCTACTATTAACCGGATAAACCAAATAGAAGAAAATACAGTTATCTAACAAAGCATCTCTCACTTCTTTATGTGAAGAAACAAAGATGTATTTGTATTTACCGATATTCTCTTTGATATGGTTTATGTAGTTCTGTGGGAAACTTGGATTTCTTGTTTTATTACCGTATTCATCAATAACCCAACTAAAACCACTTGAATCGGAATCCAAAGTGGTATCAGGGTTATTTTTATGATAGGTAGTTTTTCCCACTCCGGGAAATGCCGATACTATCTTAGTTCTCATCAATCACCTCCGGTGTTACAACTTCAACATCTGTTACATTAATATCATTTACATCACCAACAACCTCAGCATTTAATTCAGTTGTTTCACCATTTTCATTTTGGTATTGAACTTTTAATTCTTCCATTTGTTTCTCAAACATTTCTTGATACTCTGCTTGAGCTTTTTTTCTTAATCCTCTAAAAGTGTTGTTTCTGTGTGTAACTCTTGTTTTGTGTGCCTTTGCACCACCACGTAATTTTGACTTTGGCATAATTGTATTTATTTAATTGTTATTTATTTTTTAATTTTTTGTTGGTCTATTTTCTTCAAACCACTCAATTATAGCGTTTATTGCCCATACCGCTCCGGACGATAAAATTCCATCAAAGAACCAACTAATCCATAGTGGTGTACCAAACAATACAAATGTTGGAGAGAACACGGTTAATGATAAGAACCAACCTCCGTGAAAACTAAAACACATCGGACAAGTTATTATACCCGATATAAAGTTAGCAATACCATTAAATGGTAATGATTTATTGTTTCCCCAAGTTAGGAAGAAGTTTCTGAGTCCTTGGAATATTGACCCGAATACCATAATGTTCATAAGCCCGTAGCTTAAAATGAACCAAGTTAAAATGTTAATCATATTTTCTATTTTTTCTTAAATTATCTTCAGCCCATAACGGCTGTAAATTTGTGTAATGGTTTAATAATAATAAATCTTCTTCGTTTTCAGACAAATAAAGTGGTTTTATGTGGTCTAAATGCCACTCACCATAATTTTCCCAAGACATTCCTTCTGTAAACTTACTTTCAATATACAATTTAAAATTTTCTTTATCAAGACCTATAATATCAAAAGTTCTTTTACTTTTATTTTCACCTGTCAAAAATTCTCGTATTCTACTTCTAAGATTTTTTTTCATTCTTTCTAATGAGTCGGTTTTTAATTTATTTTTTTTCCACTCATTATTTTTAACCCTTTCATTTTTTTTATTATCATAATAATATTGTTTTCGTCTTTCTCTTTCACTTTCAATATTATTTAAATAATATTCTTTTCTACGAATAGATTGTTTTTCATTAAATTCAGAATTTTCACGATATTTTTTTAATCTTTCTTTTGAAATCATATTCGGATTTTTAGTAAGATATTTGTTAATAGTTTCTTTGTATTTTTCAGGATTATTATCCCTCCATTTTTTACTACTCTCTTTACTCTTATCCGGATTATTATTTCTAAATTCTGAACTTCTTAATTTTTCACACTCTTTACAATAAATTGATTTACCATCTTTATTGTTTTTATTGTTACCAAAATCACATAACAATTTTTCAATCCCACATTTTTTACATATTTTCATAACTTAACCTTTATATATAAATATCATAAAATATAAAATGTATGATGTGTTTGGGTAAAAATATTACATTGTTTCACTAATGTTTGAACCTTTCATATAGACAGCACCCTGACTAACTTTAATAGATTCTAATTGTTTATTTATTTCTTGTAACTGTTTAATCTCATCAGTTTTTGAGT